CTACCTTGTTCTGACCAAATAACTTGATCAGACATCATAGCTTCCTCAGCACCTACTTGTTGTAAAAAACCCGCCATCGTTCTATTTCCGTAAGATTCTGCTTCCGAAGCTAAAACATCTGGTAAGTATTGACCCGCCCAACCGTCTGTACCGCCAGCGAAGTCTAAATAATTGCTAGCCACCGCTTTTTTCACCGGTGAAGGTGTCAAATTCGAGGCCGTTGCACTTGTAATTGCCATTTTGTTTTAATTTTTAATTATTGTTTGTTTTTGATTTTAAATTTGAAGTCGTTCGAATTATCACCTAATACTTTAAATTTAAGACCGCCGGTTTCAAATTCACCGCTATGCGACTGTCTAGGATCCATGTTGATATTCTTAGATTTCGCAACACTGTCTTTTAAAGCGTCAGTCTTTCCTTGTTCGTAAAAATGACTCGCAACAGCATCTGCATTCATAGCTGTAAATATAGATTTATGATAACCTCTAGCATCCTCCATTTCATTATTTTTGTTCAAAAACTTTTTGACAAAATTATTCATGTCACTTTGGGTTTGCTTAATGTCATCGCTATTGTTTACATTATATCTATATTTTTTGTCTCCAACGTTGTATTCAAAACCTTTGAATTTATCGTTAAAAACCTCATTTGTTTTTTGAGTAAAAATAGATTGTGAAT